TCTAATTGATTTGTAATCAGTATTTCTTATGCTCAATCCAGTTTCAATATTTAAAAACACCTGCATGATGCTTGGCGATATCAAACCCTGTTGTAGTGCTGACATATATCTGTTGAATGCCATAGTGGGGAATCTGCTTTTTTTCCTCATTGCTTTGGCACTGCTTGGATCCTTTAATTTATCCATTGCTTCTTCGTCGCCTGTAACAAAATACACAAAGTTATGAAGGTCTGTGGAATACATTCTGAATCTGTTGTAGTTGGATTGTTTTGTGTCTCTGGAATATGCAGATGCCAACTGTCTGTATGTAGGATATTGATTCAACAGTTGCAGTATCAACAGTGTAAGGTACAGTCTTTCTGCACAATCTGTATAGGTAAGAACTTTGTGATCTCTTGAGTCACGGGTCATACGTGCTTCAAATAATGAACTTAAAAAGTCCAATTGATTAGTAGTTGCTTGGTTCTGCTTTGTCGATTCCATATGTTGACACAAATAATTCTACCATATCTTCTGCTTGTAAAAACTTTTCAATGGTTTGACTTTGTTGAAGATCCTTTGTAAACTGTGCTTTGACCGTAGGTTTAACACTAGGTGCAGTTAATAATCTTCTCAACACTGTGGCTTGTTTAAATGTTACTTTAAATTTTTTGCCATCATCTGTTATCACTGTGTCTAATGGTCTTGGATTGCCTTGACTGTCCAATATTTTCCCCAACTGATTGAATATAGAATCCTGTTTGAATTCTTTATCCATTCCTGAATTTGGATCATCTGCTGGATCTATGTCTTTAAACTCTTTTATAAATTCTTTTGCTTTCATTTTGTTCTCCTTATCTATTTATCGCTCTGTTGGCTTTGGTGAAGCCAGAACGTTTCACTAATTTAATATTACCTTCAGGAGACCCTAAAACATAGCCTTCGCCACCTGGTTTACCATTTATTGTTGCTGTTATATCGCCTTGTGCTTGATCCAATTGATTGATGATTGAATCTTTTACTTTCATTATTCCACCAACCAAAATCCACAGTTTGCTGAATGCTTTCATGTTTGCTGTCACATACTCTTTAATCTTGATTCTTTTAGGCTGACTCACAGCACTTGCCGCCAACCATCTTAAAAAGTCTTCACCTATTTTGTTTAAACCTGTGTCCACTTTGCTGTTGGTGTAGGTGTATAAAATGTTAGGTAGATCAGTTAGTTTCATTTCGGCTATTTTGTTTTTGTTCAACAGTTTGTCTATTTCTGCTCCACTGTTGTTGACAAGAGATTTTAATTGATCTAATCCTTTCACTTGAATAGGATCTTTTTTATTAAGTGTTGTGGGTGGGATTGCTAACACACTGCCTTGCACCATGTCTAAATCTTTAATAGGTAAAATTTTTCCATCTTCAGTCATTGTGTGATGTATAACAACACCCACTTTGCTGTTGGCAATTTGTTGTCCTATATCACTGTTCACATTCACAGCATATTCAACCACGTTGGGTTTGAACATAAATTTGTCGCCTGATTTTTTTGGAGTTTGAAAGTACAACATATCTCCAACAAAGTATCCTTGAAAGTTTTCAGGCACTGCTTGTTGTAATGTGTCAAACACTGATGCCATTTTTGAGGCATACTGTGCCTGTGCTTTTCTTTTTGCAGGATCTTTTCCTCTTCCGGCAATAGCACTTTTTAAGTCTGCTGGATTAGTTGCTCTGCCGTCATAGCCTTTTGCAACAAAGCCTGACTTGTCTGTAAAAATAAATTCGCCATTAGGATTTCTACCAAACACCACAGCAGGTGAACCGTCCCATTTGATTGTAAGTGACTGTGTGCTTTTGCTTAATGATTGTAATTGTTCAATTGCTCTTATGGCTCCTCTTGAACCTTCCCAGAAAATTAAATCTTCTGCGTGTTGAATTCTTGATTCTTTGAGAGCGACATTCTTTTTGTCAACTTCTTTAAATTCTACTAGTCTCATATTTTAATCTTGTTTAATAATGCTCTGTACCAACCAATTGGGTCTTTGATACTTTCAGGCAATGTCTTACCCATTTTAGCAAATGAATCTTTCACATCTGCCACCAACGTGTCATAGTCTGATCTATCTTTTATTTTTGCATGAATAGTTTCAACTGTATTCAAATCATTAGCAGTTGCACCTTTACCTAATAACAGTTCAGCAATCTTGTTAGGATCTTTAGTGATAGGTTCATTTGTATCTCTGTTTAATAAACCTGCTTTGTGACTCCATTTGAATCCAAGTGGTTTTGCAATTGATGCCATCATCACGTGTCTGTCTGCACCTTTGTATGGCGAGCCAGGTTGTCCACCTTGAAGACTCCAACGCATCCATTCAGGATCTCCAAACATTAAATCTGATTGAACGTATCCATTCTTTGCACTGCCTCTAATAGGAGTTTTAAAATGAACACTGATGCCACTTTTCTTTACCCACAGTTTAGGATCTTGTTTGTTCTTTATAGCCCATTGTGTCAATGTGTCCGCCAACTGATCTTTTGAAATCTTATTTTGATCTACTGCAACATCCAAGTCACCTGATGTTGGTGCTTTACCTGTGGTGCCCAACATATTAGTTTGTAGGTCCAGCCCTGTAATTTTTTCTAACCAGGCAAGTGTGGGAGCCACATCTGCTTGATTAATTCTTTGTGTGGCTAGTTGCCCATTGGGGTCTTTGAATATGTTGCCGCCTTCTTTAAGAATTGTCATCTAATTTTTTACTTTCAATTATTTTCTTCACACCAACTTGAAACTTTTTTGCTTCTTTGTTACGAATACTGTTCAAGAATCTTCTCTCTAGTTCTTGTGCTTGTTCTTCTGGGTAATTTTCTCTTATGGTGTTGAGCAGATTCACAGCACTTTCGATGATGTTAGAGCCTGTTGTTTCAATAAAGGCCTCTGCATCATTGACTCTGCCAATATTTCTTAACTCATCTAGTATGCTTCTGGTACGTTTTTTCATAATTCTAGCCTGCTTTTTACTATTTACCGATTAAATCATAATAATAAAGTGTGTAGGCATAGTATAGCAGGTGTATTTTTGGTTGTCAATCTTTTAATTCCTGGTGTACAAATGCCTATAAATACATACATAATGAACTTTTTACAATTTGTATCAGACGTAGGGTTTCCAATAGCAGGTGCTGTGGCATCGGGTATATTCATATTCATCATCCTAAAGTTTATCCTAGCAACTGTAACAGGATCTGTGCATGGTCTGAAAGCCATTATTCAAGCACTGGACAACAGAGTTCAAACTATGAACAATGACTTGATCAAGATAGATGCACTGCTGTCACACGTTGAAGGAGTAAGACCTAATGTGGACAGGTTAGCCGCCAATGAGGGCAAGGAAGATGCTCGAAAGGATTAGATGATCACATTAGAATTAGCAGAAGCAATTAAACAGTTTGGATTTCCAATCATAGCCGCATTTGGCTTGGGTTACTTTGTTTACTATGTGTGGACTTGGGTAACCAAAGAAATCAAACCTGTGTTAAGTGATGCTAACAAAACATTGATTGGTCTGATTGACAGAATAAGAATGTTAGACAACGACATGATACGTTTAACACAAAAGTTAAACATGATTCTTGAACAAAAACAAAAAGAAAAATCCTCAAAAAAGTAATTTACTATTTGTAAATTTTGTAAATTAAAATTTACAAAAAATCAACACGATTTACACCTAAGACATTGATTTTCCACGAAATTTACTATAAGTTTACTATAAGTAAATTTACAAGTATTATTTTACAAAAGGAGAATACAATGTACGAAGATAAAAAGAAGAGCAAAAAAGTATATGTAGAGAGCACGTGTGTTTCCCGAGATGACTGTTGCTGGGACGAAACATATGAACCCAACGAAGTCGTTGCTGTAAAAGAAGTAGATAAAAATTCTATAAAGGAATAGTATAAACTTTTATATTTTCAGTCTTACCTTTGACAGTGATGCTGTCAATATACTCAAACGGGTAAACTGTTTCTATTGTGTGTCTTGTGTCTTCACCTATCACTATGGTTTTTCCTAATGTTTTAGATGAGCTCTCTAATCTACTTGCTAGATTAACTGCATCGCCGATCACAGAGTAATCAAATCTTTGTTCCGATCCCATGTTGCCCACCAATGCATCACCTGTATTGATTCCTATCCCTATGTTGATCTGTGGTAGTCCTTCTGCTTGTAGATGCATATTCAATTCTGCCAATGCTGTTGTCATTTCCAAAGAACTTTTCACTGCTAGTTCTCTGTGCTTTTTGTTTTCAATAGGTGCGTTCCAGAATGCCATGATACAGTCACCCATGAACTTGTCTATGGTTCCACCGTTTGAAATTATAACATCTGTCATGCGTGTCAA